GTCATCTTCGTCATCTCCGCCAGTCGCATCCTCGATTGCCTGGCCGATCATGGCGTATACGACCGTCTTCTGCTCCTCGGTCATGGAGTCAAATACCTCTTTTACGGTCTTCTCATTGCCGGTATCTTCGGTCTTCGTAGTTACTTCTGCCATATCTTTCTCCTTTTCTTCTGAATGTTTAATAGTTTCTTTGTTTTCGGTTTCATCCGAATGGTAGATAGTGATAGCATTCTCATCGTAATTAACAATAAGAGTGTCTTCCTCATCTTCTCCGTGAGCCATTACATAATCGATATACGCTCCGGGATTCGCACCAGCCAGTACGAGACTGAGCTCTCTAATGGTTCCGTGAATAACGTCTTTACCTATCTGTTTGAGCTTATTAGCACAAATAGACAAAGATCTCACGTCGCCATGCAGAACCAGCTTCTTGGCATTCTTTCCCTGTGCAGTGTCATTGAACTTACAATATGCGTAGACACCATCATCGCGGTTCTCAAGCAATGCGTGTCCAAGAACTGCGTCGGGATTACCATGATCGTGATTCCAAATCAACGGTACGGTTCCGCCGTCATTATCCTTAAACGCATTCTTTCGAATTGTGCGACCATCTCCACAGAGTAGATCGTTTCGTGTGGCCCAGCCACTGAAATCATACTTCTCCATTTTGATTTTCTCCTCCTTCTTTACAGATTGGTTATCCGCGACCTCTCAATTTATTGAGACGTCGATAGTTGTCGTCGCCGAGCTTGTCTCTAAGATCGTTTTCGCGCGCTCTTTCAGCGGATTTTTGTTCCTTTCCGTAGGATTTTTGTCTAGCGTTTCCGAAAATGCCATCAACGACATCCTTACCAACGCTAAGTTTTTTCTTAGACGCAAATTTGCTTGCTTTCTGATTGTAATGATCCGCCTTCAATTGATACTTATTTGCAGTAGCTTCATTGGTGGCTTTGATGTTAGCTCCTCTGGCGCGAAGCGCTGCTGCTGATTTTCTCGCTGCCTCGGCTCTGAAATACTTACCTTGAGCTTCATACGAAGCGGCAGCTTTATCGAGTACCTTCGCATTATCGTCATGCTTCTTATATGCCTGGTTGCCGCGATCTCGATAATAATCTGCTCGACCTTGCCTTTTACCAGCCCTGGTTAACATTTTGGCATAAGCCTTTCGCTTACCCCATTTCATGCCAGGAACTCCATAGTGCAAAAGCTCCCCGTTATAAATTACATACATTTGATCTCACCCTCCTTTCATAGCTTTCAATTCAGAAATAGTCATGTTCCCTAAATCGGCACCACTAAGACTCGGTGGCTCCTCTTCTATTGGAGCTTCTTCGGGTAGTGGTTCCTCCATATACGGCTCTTCCATTGGCATTTCCTCAACCGGCTGACTTATATTGCTATTAACAAGCTGGTCGGCCTTAGGGTCTTCGGAAGGCTTCATACCCATAATCTGTCTAATTTCGTTAGACGTCATGATCTCGTTTCTGGTCATCTTATCCGCTATTTCGGCAAGATCATTAACCGGTACGAGTCCGAACGGGTTACTGAAGAACATGATGGATTGACGCTGCGAGCGAGCAGTTTTAGTAAGAAACTTTCGTTTCATCTCGTCGACAATTGCAGCCACAATCGGCTTAATTGTTCGATTGTTATAGTTAAGCATTGTCTTCTCATCCGCCGTGCCATCCAATATACTTTGAGTGATACCTAACTGCCCATATAGTGTGTTCGTCAAGTATTCAATCTGTTTCATTAGATTGTTCTCGATCGGACGATTCAACTGAGTGATACGTTCCGTACCATCCGTGTATGCAATACCATACTTTGAACCAGCCAACTGTGTCTCTATGTCTTTTCGCCGTTTTTCGGCCTGCTCACGCCTAGCGTCTGATTTGATTATGTAGGGTAATTGGATTATCAAGTCCAACTTACCAGAACCACTCTGTTCATCGATGGCGTCCAATATGGCCAGCTTTCTGACAAGACGCTGCAATGTCGAGTTCGGTTCGTTCATTACTGCGTAGAAAGGATTCTCTACTATTCCGACCATATACTTAGGAAGCCAAATATCTTCTTTCTGGCCGGTTTTCTCGTTATAGACTTTGACCTTTACACTAGAGGGTTTCCAATCAACGATTCTACCAGTTCGAATAGCTTCAATCTCATAAGAACCGCTAAGAATTGGGTCACCCTTCGTATCGGTAGGAACTATTGCAATACATCCCTCGTCGAATAACGACATTACAATGTCTTGCTTTAATGCCCTTCCAGTTTGGTCGAGATTTGCCTCAACCGTTAGACAATTATCTAACCCGGAGGTAACGTTTTCTATGAATCTATCATTCTCGTCCAATCGAACATGCCTGATGTCAATGTTTGAAACATCGATGGCGATCTTGTTATAGATGGACGTTATAATAGTTCTTTCGTTACCCCTTGAGAATCGAACTCTGTCGGGTCTATACGAATAACTTGTTTCGAAATCCCGGTATCGATACGTGGGATCTCGGTTGTTAACAAAGGCATTCCAGCCGTGTTTAATTCTTGAAATCAAACCCATTTTGATTTTTTGCCTCCTTGTGTTTGTCCTGTCGGATTTTTAGGATCGGATACATATGTTACCGCCGCCGCGGACGTTATCGCAGCTGCTGACATAGGTCCGGCTTTTTCAATGAATAGTTTAGCCGACGACTCGCCAGTCGCTTTTAACAATTCGATGGTTCCACTTTTGTTCAAATCGCCAGTTAACTCTTTAACGGACTTAACCATTACGTTTTTACTCTTCTGATTGTCGAACACTATGAGCGGGTTCCTAGCGCTATAACCACTGTATTTCATGTCATTAATGTCCTGAATTGCACCGTAGCCAGCAGACTTTAACTGCTTGAAGAATTTTGCACTCGGATTTCCATCATCCTCACGCATAAGTGGTATCGCGGAGTTGAAATTCTCATACATTTTCTTAATGTTTTTGTCGCTCATGTCATTCAGGTTCTTAATTTTATTGCTTCCGCCGAAATGACTTTTTACATGCTCTTGTACCGAATCCCTAAACTCGGAATCGTTCTTGTAAAGATCTCCGAATACTTTACCTGCCTTATCTTTGGACGCCACTTTAATATCGGAATTCGCCCGAAGCTCCATCAGATATGCACGACCAGCCCGACTCTTTCGATCCATACCGAGCAGATTTTTATACCGCTTGTTATCGTGATCACCTTTGGAAGCGTAAAATACATCGTGCAGCTTGCCGTTGGTGTCTCGCATTTCCACACGTTGTAATTTCTCACCCGCTTTGATGACCCCATCGATTCGATCTTTCCGACGTTTCACGGCAATATAGGTTGCACATGCAGCCACTGTAAGCGTCGCAGAAGCCGCCAAGATCTTTTCAGTTCGTATTCGATTGTTAGCAGCGGCTTGAGCTTGTTCGTCACTCATACCCATCTTTTTATACTGCTCTTCCAACCTAAGACGATGCTTCGACTTCTTTGCGAACGTTATGCCTTTATCCTGGATTCTAGCGACTTCTTTATTAGTCTTATATCGTAACTTGGCGGTTTTGTATGCTGCATCGTCAACCTGATATGTCGACCTGGCTTTTTCCATCTCCGCTCTTCGAGCGGGAAGTGGTACATTCTGGTATCTCCTGGTAGCTTTGTCATAGAGTTTGGAAGATTCTTTTCGTTTGTCTTTTGCAGACTTGAACTCTTCTTTTTGTTTCTGGAGCTCTGGACTATCAGAGTATCTTTTTCTTCCGGCAGGAGTTAATGATCCGTCTTTCTGCTGAAATCGACGAATTCCCCATTTTTGGCCTTTAATGCCATGATGAGATAGTTCATTATCATGTTCACATTTCTGCATATTACCTCCTTACTCAAAAGCATCAGCATTGGCTTTGTAAGCAACATACGCGTCGAGCATTGCTGCCACAGCGTCAATCTTCTGCTCATATCGTTTCTTGTATAGCTTTCTGTTACCGTTGGTATCTTCGAGTGTTATAGCATTGCCCATCGCAAATACCATAAGCTCTTCGTCAAACAGAAGCATTCGATCTTCTGCAAATTTCTTCAGTTCACCCAACGGTACAGATTCGGTTTTAGATCCCTGAATTACTTTCTCAACGCCAAAAGGCCCGTTTTCAGCAACCCATCGCTCAACGAATTCCTTCGCGTTGTACGGGTCATAACCGAAACATCGGACATCATAATTAGACTCAATTATGTAGTTGTCGAGATCCTCATATACTTCAAGAGGCTTCAGTACAGTGCCATCCATTACCATCAAGCTGCCTTCTTTTATGAACTGCTCATACTTAACACGCATGGCATGCGGTAATTTCATAAGCGTTCTGGAAGTTATGTAGTTTCGGGTCTTTATCCCGAATGCGCCATTCGATAATGGGAACAAGAACGTGAATGCGCAGAAGTCATCACCCTGTGAAAGGTCAGCTCCCAGCGCACAAGGCATCTGCCAATAGTCTCGCTTTCTATGCGGGAGGGTTTCTTCGTAAGAGAAGAAATATGTAAAGCCCTCCATAGGGATACCGAAACGCTTGGCCAAAATATCGTTCCTTGTAGAAGGAGCATTCTCTGCTCTTTCTACATCCAGCTGGTAGGTTTCATAGGTAACCGTCTTACCGAGATTGGGATTGGCCTTTACCCATCTTCGTGGATCTCTAACTTCATCAATCGAGTCGAGTTTGTAATACCAGATAGACACATGAGGGTTGATGTACTCACCCTTAAGGATGTCCAGCAACTCCATTTTGATTGTATCGCCGCTTCCGTTACGGACAGTACCTTCCGAACTGATGGCTACTATCAGATAGTCATCGTTCTTGGAAGCACCTTGTTCAATGGCACCGATTACGTCTTCTC